GCGATCCTGCGCCTCCATGGCCAGGGATTTGCCCTCGGCGAAATCGGTGGCGGGCCGGAGCTTCGCCTCCACCTTGCCGCGCTGCGCCAGCGGAATGTGCTCGCCATTGGCCTTGAACCAGGCGTCGGCATAGGCGGTGTCGCCCTTGTCGATCGCGGAGTTGATGACCTGCGCATGAAAGGCCCCCTCCAGCTCGGCATCCATGCGTCCACGCACAACGGGAGACGCGCCGGTATATTCGGGCCGGGCCTCCAGGGCGTCGCGCGCCACGCCCAATTGCAGGCCGAACAAGCCACCGTCCCGGTAGTTGCTTCCGGCGGTTTCCAGTGCCGTGCCCAGCACGGCCTTATAGGTTTCGTCCTGGTGGGTCTGCGCCTGCTGCGCTTCGTGACGCACCACGTTGCCGAAAAAGCCGCGCTGCGTCTGCTGCGCGTAGTGCTGAAACTTGGCCTGCTGGCGGGGGTTCAGCTCGCCCGTCAGGTCGCCCGCGATCTTTTTGTAATCCTCGTTCCACTTGTCGGCCGCGCCGACGGCCTGGCTGCCTTTCAGGCTCATGACTCCGCCATCGCCCCACAGGCTTTCGTTGACGGTCTTGGTCAGCCGGGTGTATTGCTCCTGAACGCGGGCGTCATCGACCTTTTCCTGCTCCTTCTGTGCGAACTCGAACAGGGCGTTGCCCGCCGAGGTCATTGCCTTGCCCGTGGCGATCTGGTCCTGCCCCGCCGTTGCGGCCAGCTCGCGCACGCCGTTGGATGTCTGCCGAACGTTGGGCGCCGAATCACGCACCTCGGGCGCCGGATAGCGCACCGAGGGCGCGGCATCGGGCGCGCCAGGCAGTCTGTTGAGCGCGGCTTGCGGCTCGCCGTAGGTAGGGACTTTAGGCATGGTCAGGGATCGAACTCAAGATAGGTGCCGCTGTAGCCGGGCGTGCCGACCTGGAAATTCGTGTTGGTCGGATCGACTACGGCGGCGCTCCTTGGGTTGTACCAGCGGCTCGCTACCTGCGTGGCTCCGCCCAGCAAGGTGTTGAAGGCTGCGCCGTTCGGGTTGATGCCGTCGGCCGTGGCGGCCTTGAAGCCGGCCTCGCTGGTGTAGTTGCTCCCTTGCGTGCGGGCCGCCCAGGCTTGGTCGGACACGCCGCGCTTCTGCTCGCGCGTGGCCCAGGCTTGGTCGGACACGTTGCGCTTCTGCTCGCGCGTGGCCCAGGCTTGGTCGAGATAGCTGAGGCGCTGGTTTTTGTAGCCCCAGGCTTCGCGGGCGGCATCGAGGCGGATCGTCTGCGCGTCGATCTCGCCCATCATGTCGGTTTCGGTCAGGATGTTGAGCGCGGAGCCTTCGCTCACATCGACGCCGCTGGCGGCCAGGCGGGCGCGCTGGCCGCCCTTGAGTGTGGCGGTCTTGAAGCGCAAGCGCTGTTCGGACTCCCGGCCACGCATGATTGCGTCATCAGCCTGCCAGCCGGCGACTTCGGCCTGCCGCTCGATGGTCTGCGCCTGCCACTCGATTGACTGGATATTGCGCTCGATGGTCTGCGCCTGCCACTCGATTGGTTGAATGTTGCGCTCAAGGGTCTGCGCCTGCCACTCGGCGAACTGCGCGTTGTTCTGGGCGACCTTCGCCTCGTATTGGTACGCACCCTGCTGGGCAGTGGCCTGCTCGTTCGCGCCAAACGCGCCCGAGACGGCCCCGGCGATCTGCATGCCCGTGCTGATGCTCGACAGGGTGGCCGCTTCAATGCCGCACATGCTCTACCCCCATGTGGAAAGGATGAAACGGCAGCCCGGCCACGCCGTAAGGCTCGGCCGGCGCCAGTACGAAGCCCATGCGCTTGAGCCAGCGGATGCTGCGCGTATTGCGGGCATCGACATGATTGACGAGGGTCGGGAACAGTTCGCGCATGCGGGGAATGTAGGCCCGGCCCAAGCGGATAAACGCACCGGGGCGGCGGTCGATTTCACGTGTGCCGAGTGTCCAGGGCGTGCCGATGCCGTCAAGCAGCGAGAGCGGGGCGACGCCGGCCAGCAACATCAAGCGGCCGTCGACCTCGGCGGCCCAGGTGCGCGTCGAGAGGGCCAGCGCGCGCAGGACGGCATGGCGTAGATCGGGGCCGCGTGCCGCTTCGACCTCGGCGGCATCGGCGGGGCGCAGGTTGGCCAGCAGGGCGTCCACGTCGGCAAGACGCGGCGCGCGCACCGATGCCTCAACCACCGAGCGTTACCTCGGCTGTCATGGACAGGAGGGTGAGCGGTAGCGGGTCGCGCTGGCGCACGAAGACGCTGCCGGTGTCCGACCACGAGGGCGTGAGCATCAGCGGGATTTCCGCCGTGCGCAGGGCCGGCGCCGTGCCGTAGGGCTCGGTGCTGCGCTGCTTGGCTTCGACCAGATGATCCTCGTCCGGTCCGGCCCAGATGCCCGAGGATTCATGCACGCGCAGGTGGATTTTATTGACGTTCTTGGGCCGCCCCTGGCCGAAGGCCTGCATTTCGAGGCCCAGCGGCAGAGTCTTGAAGTCGGCCTCGATCGGCAGGCCGATATGCACCACGCTGGCGGCATTGTCGAGTGTGATGCTGCCGTTCGTCACCACGCGCTGCGGTTGCACGCCGCCGTCGGCCAGGATGCTGACGGTTGCGCCTTCCAGGTGCCACAGGCCGCGGATGCTCGTCACCGCCGCGCCGTCGTAGGTCAGCCCGGAATCGACGAAGAAGGCGTCCTCCTGCGCGGTGAAGTTGCGACTGTGCAGCCGCTCGACGTAGCGCACCGTGCGGCCGTTGATGGTGCGCTTGACCACCGTATAGAGCGCGTCCTCGCTGCCCTCGGCGACGCAGGCAATGGACTCGAAAAAGCCTTCCGTGTCGTGGCGATGCCAGCCGAGCACTTGATGCTCGGGCACGTAGGTCATGGCCAGCAGCGTGCCGTCGGAGCGCACCGCCCACAGCACTTGCCACGGCGCCAGCATGTAGGCCAGATCGGTGATGTCGTAGCGGCCGAACAGGTGCGGCGCCATGATGCTGATGTCCTTCGAGGCATAGGCGTAGTTCTGGCCGTCGTAGGTCAGCTCGCGCACCCGCCCGCCGCGCGCCTGCACGTAGAGGATGGTGTTCGAGGCCACCACCGGCTGCACGTTGCTGGCGCCGTAGTAGGACTGTGGCCGCACCGTGACGGTGCTAGGGGTAAGCACGTCGGAGTTGGCCGCGGTCACGCGCCATTCGCCGCCGGACGTCAGCAAAACGATGTCCGAAAGCGGCACAATGTGACGGATTGTGTTGGCCTCGCGCGAGGCGATGCGGAAGGTGATGCTGTCGTCGTCGCGCGTCGGGATCGAGTAGCTGAGATTCTTTTCCGTCGCCGAGCGCGTGCCCCACAGGTTCTGCGGCTTGTTGGTCGTGCCGGCGAAGAAACGCCGCTGCTCGAAGTAGCCGACGGCACCGGGGTAGTTGCCGGCGCTGGTGAAGGGGTCGTTGGCCTCGGGCGGCGTGCGAGAGGTGTCGGCGTCGATGTTGTTGTCCTTCAACGTGCTGCCGTCGGTTTGCCCGACATAGCCGTAGAGGCCGTTTTTGAGCTTGTAGATGTTGTAACGCACCGCGCCGCTGACGGCGGCCGTGGTGATGTTGATGTAGTTGCCGGCCACGGTTAGATCGGAGCTGGCGCTGGCGGCGGTCGAGGCCAGCGATTCTTCAAGGCCGTCCGACGACACGGCCGTGGTCTTGTAGGAGTACGCGACCGGCGTGCCTCCCCCCGGGCCGCCCGCCGCGACGGTGGGCGCGGCCGGCGTGCCGATGGTCGGGGCGAAGGCCAGCGTGGCCAGTTGCCAGTTGGTCGCGCCCAGGCGGCGCAGCTCGTGCTGCTGATAGCCCGGATGCACCAGGGTCAGCACGTCGGCCGACTGGACGTAGTGAATGTCGAACAGGTCGGCCTCGAGGTAGGGCGTACTGATTTCATAGACGCGCGCCGCCGTGCCGCCCGAGGTGTAGGCGCCGAAGGGCGTTGTGTCGATAGGGGTGCCGGCCAGGTCTTTGAGGGTGAACGTATCGACGCTCGGCACGGTGCCGACCTTGAAATAGCGGCCGTTGAGCTGGGTCATGCCGCCGACCGCCGAGATATAGACCCAATTGCCGACGACGAAGCCATGGCCGACGCTGGTCAGCACGCCCAGGCTGGCTTGCGTTGCGCCCGTGATGTTCTTGCCGGTTTCCAGTAGCGTGCCGCCCTGCGTGTGGATCCGCATGTACTGGTCGCCCAGCTCCAGCGCGTAGGTTTGCTGGGTCGAGTAGCTGAAGGGGATCAGCTTCGTTTTTTTGGTGCTGTCCTTGACTTCCAGCACGTACTCGAAGCCGGGGCGATTGGCTACCGGGCCATGCGGCAGGACGATGAAATTACGGCAGATGGCCAGGCCTGTCTGAAACTTGGCCAGGTCGAGCCGGCCGTACAGCTCTGGCGCGATCTCGCCCCCGGCAAAGGATCTGAGCAGGGTCTTGAGGGTCATCGCTGCATCCAGCTCGGCGTGTGTGTGGGCTTGTACTGCCGAGCGTTGGCGTCCGCGGCCTTGGCCGTCGGCAGATCGAGGGCCATCATCAGCTTGAGCTGGCCCTGCGCCTCGCTGCGGCCGGTTTCACCCTTGAGCACGGGGCCGGCCAGATAGGAGGCCAACAGCCGCGACAAGGCCGAAACAAACAGCGGGGTGAATTTCAGGGTGTCGGTGATGCGGGCGACGTATTTGACGTGCGCCAGCGGCTCGTTGCTGTAGATCACCAGCGTGCCGTTGTCCAGGGCTTCCTGCACGTAGTCGACGCCCGTGTGATCGTCGGCCGCGCCCTCGGGCAGCAGCTTGATGATGCGCAACGCGGTGGCCGGCGGGGCATAGACATACGCCCAACCCTCGGGTGCGGCGGCCGTCAGCTCGGCCAGGGGGCCGGCGCGCTTGGTGGCGAAGCGCCAGTTGAAAAGCTCGAGCAGTACATCGCGCGCCATCGGGTAGAAGCGGGCGCAATGACTCGCCTGCGCGCTGCCCTCGGGCGGGTCGAGGCTGGATATGGCGCCATCCTCGCCTAAATGTGCCAGGGATAGATTGCAGATATCAACGTCGGATGCCATCGCTTGCTCCTAGAAAAACGGGGGCCAAGGTTTCCCAAGGCCCCCGCGAGTCACCACAGGAGAAAATCATTACGCCAGGGGCGCGGCGTCTTTTTCCGGCTTCTTGCCGCCCTTGACCGGCACGGTAAGCGTTTCGGCCTTGGGCTTTTCGATGGCGGCCGCCGGCACGAACCACTTGCCCGTCGTACCGGAGGGCACGTCGAACTGTGCGCCCTCACGGTAGCGGCGGCCCTTGTAGAACCCTTGAGCGATGGCTTCGACTTTCATGGCTTAGATGCCGTCAGCCGCAGCAGTCCACTTCGCCACGTCTTTGGTCAGGAAGGCATTGAGCTTGCCCGCCGTGACGTTGGCCGTGGCCACCGTCATCCACAAGCCGAGATAGCGCTCGTAGGTGCCGGGCGGCAGGGCGTAGACCTTGGCGTAGCCGGCGACCCAGGACGCGAGGGCGATGGCGCCCGTCGAGAGGTGGGTCGTCTTGCTGGTGGCCAGGTTGGCCGTGCTGTCCGAGCAGAGGTCGAAGTTGATGGTCGCGCCCGCCCCATCAAAAGCCGTATCCACCTGGAGCACCAGGTACATCGGCTCACCGTTGCCGATGTCCTGGCTCACGGCACCCAGGTCGATGACGTCGGTGTTGGGTGCGATCGCGTTGCCGATGTTCAGGGCAATCGCGGCGGCATCCGCGAATTCGTTGCGTTCGTCGAGAATCATGATTTATTCCTTTCTTCGGCTTAGATGCCGGACTCGGTGGAGAGAATGGAGTCGCAGCGACGCAGCGGGATGCCGTTGAAAGTCGACACCAGCTTACCGGTCGCATCTTCGATGCTCTTGAAAGCCAACGTGCTCTTGGCGTTCATTTGCAGATCGAGCGCATCGAGCGAATCGCGGTTCATGTAGAAGGCCGGGCGGCCCATCGACAGCGACGGCACGCGACGGATGGCCTTGCGCATCAGTTGATCCAGCACCGGGCCGGTGGCGCCCGTGGAGATGACGTCCTCCAGGTCGTAGTTGATGCGCACGATGTAGCGCCAATCGCGCACAACTAGGCCGCAGTCCCAGCGGTAGTGCGAGCGGTAGGCTTCCATGCGGCCGCCGGCACCATCGACGTTTTCCAGCGTCACCTGGCCTTTGTCCTCGGTCATGAGGCCGGCCTTGGAGCCTTTCGGGAAGATGCCGTGCACCGTGTTCGGCCCCCACACCACCAGCCAGATCGAGGTGTTGTCGGCGTTGTCCGGCGTCGCGGCCGAGGTCAGGATGTTGCCGCCGTTCTCGGCCGCCTGATCGTTGAAGCGGGCGGACAGGCCGGTGAAGGCTTCCGGTTCCGTCGATTCGTTGCCGTAGAACAGGGTCGAGGCGAACTCCTGGTTCATGCCCTCGATATGAGCGCGATCCTCGGAGAGGCGGAACTCGGCGGTGTTGCCGTTGAGGTCGGCCAGGGCCTTATCCACTTCGGCGTAGGCTTCGAGCATACCCGTCGAGTCCGTGACTTGCACGGTGCGCGACTTGCTCGGCTGCACGCCGCCGTAGAGCTTGCGCCAGGTCGGAGTGGGCAGGCCGGAGCGGATCGTGGTGCGGTGGCCGGTGGCGAGGTTGCCTTCGACAAACACCATGTCGTCGAGAATCTCGTTGGTTTGAGCCAACATCTCGGCGATGGTGTCGATCTTGCCGTTGGGATCGAGACGCTTGGCAAGGTCAAGCAGCGTCGGATGCGTCGCCGCCAACGTCGAACCGATCAGCATAATGCCTGCGGTCGTATCGGGGGACGCGTGGCCCGCGAAGGCCATCGCTACGGCGACAATGGTGAACAGCACCATCTGGATGCGGGGGTTCATCAGGTATTTCATGGTTTCGTTCCTTTACGCTTGATTCGGAAAGAGGGTTTTGGCGGGATTCTTGGCGGATCCTGCACCGCCCGTCACCACCTTGTCCTCGCTCATGGCCTTGCCCACCCGCGTGGTGAAGCGAATCACCTCTGGATGGTTGCCCAGGCCACTGTCATTCAGCAGCTTGCGCAGTGCCGGCGTGCCGAACGTGTCGAGCGCCTTGCGAGCGGTTGTCACGTTTGCCCCGAGAGCGTCGCCGCCGATTTCCGCATCCGCCTGGGTCTGTTTCGCCCAATCGGCAACGGCCGCCTGGATCTGTTCCTGCTGTTTGGCGGCCCACTTGTCGGCCATCTTGGCCCCCAGGTCGGCAACCTTTTGCGCAGTTTCCTGCGGCAGGTTCAGTTCTTTGGCAAGCCCTTGGAATTCGGTCGTGATTTCCTCGTCGAGCTGCACACCTTCGGGCATCTTGAAAGCCTCGTAGGCTTCAGGTGCGCCTTGCGGCTCGCCGTCCCCCTTTGCGCCTTCCGTGCCCTGCCCCTGCTGACCCGGGGCGCCCTGCGCTGCCGGATCGGCAGCGCCTTGCGCACCCTGGCCTTGCGTCGCCGGATCGGCGGCCGAAGCCCCCGCGCCCGCGGCGCCTTGCTGACCGGGATCAGTGTCAGTTTGCCCGGCAATCAGCGTGTTCGATTCAGTTGTCATTCGTGCCTCGCTCCTTGAGCATCAGGTGATACGCTTCGGGGCTGTGCTCGTGGATCATGGCCATCAGCATCAACCCGATATTCCGTTCGCCTTCGCGGAAAAACGTTTCGCTGTTGCCGGTGAAGCTCGACCGATACACCCCGGTGCGCTCCAACTGCCCCCACACGAAACGCCGGCCCCGCTTGTCCTTCATCAACCACTTGAAGTCCTCGGCTTCCTGCGTCTTCTCGCGCTTTCGTGCCTCGCTCTTTTCCGTGCGCTGCTGTTCTTGCGCTGCGGTGTCGGTCGGGTCGTGTCGGCGCGTCATGGTCGAACCTTAAACGTGATTGCGCGGGACAAACGCACCGGGGGCGCGGGTCGGGTTAAACGCCGCCATAGCCTTGCAGGCGCTGCATGACGTCGGTCAGGGCGTTCTGCCCGCCGGTATCGGTTTCGCTCATGGTCTTGGCGGTCGCCGCCATGGCCGGCATCGACTGCGCTTGCGCGGCCTTGGCTTGCGCCTCGGCGCGGCTCTTGCGGATCAGCGCCACCTTGTCGTCGGCCACGATCAGATTAGGATCGACGCCCAGCATGTCGCTGTAGGCATCAATGATCTGGTCGCCGTCGAGCTTGTCGAGCACGTCGGGCTTGATCTGCGCGACGCTGCCGACCGTGCCAAGCAGGCGATCCACCGCGCCCAGGCCGACGGCGCGCTGGGCTTGCGCCAGGATCGAAACGAATTGCACGTTCAAATCCACGCCTTGCAGCTCGCGCGGCGGTGGCGGCAGGATGCCGGCGGCCAGCATCTTGGCGAAGGTGATCTCGATCTTCGGGTCGAGCAGTTCGTTGTGCAGGCGCTCCAGCACCGGCCCCAGCATCAGCAGCTTTTCTTCGTGGCGCTCGGCCACCTCGGTAGCGGTGATGTTGCTGCGTGTGTCGTTGGCCAGCATCAGGAACAGGTCGGCATAGAACGCGCTGTTGATGCGCCCGCGCACGTCCTGAATGTCGGCGAGCAAGTGGTTGAGATCGAGGCGCACATCGAACGCGGTGCGAATGCCGCCCGAGGATCCCGTGGCGTCGATGAACGACAGCCCGCCCGGCAGGGTGTCCAGGCCGGCATCCTTGTACGCCGTCGGGGCTTGCAGCGGCGGGTTGCTCATGTAGTCGATGCCCTGCGACTTGCGTAGTTGTTCCTGCTGAAGCTGTTTGATGTCGCCCAGCGCTTCCATGCCGGGGCTGCTGCCGTACACGTCACCGCCGCTGGTGGCCCAGCGCGGGGCCATCACGGGGAAGTCCCGATAACCGGAATCGCGCAGGAGGCTGTCCTCGTCGCCGCCCACCTCGAAGTAGCGCGAGGCAAACGGCATGTTCTTCGCGTCGCGCTTGCTCGGATCGCGCACGCGACGCGGCTCGATGATATGGATGACCGGCACGAGCGCGTCGAGGTTGCCCCGTTTGTGCAGGTTCTGCGCCGCCTGGCTGCACTTGTCCAGGCCGAAGTCCTCGACGAGCTGCGCCACCGTCTTGGAAAACTCGCGGTACAGCGTATTCACCTCGCCGCGCGCGTCGGTGGCCAGCGCATATTCGCCGATGGTCAGCGGATAGTGGCGAATCACGTCGTCGAAATCGTCGGCGATGATCGAGACGCCCGTACCGTAGGCGCCCAGCTCTTCGTAGAGCGAATGCAGCCCCCGATAGGTGTTCGACCGACTAAAAACATCGCGCATCTGCCGGCTGACCTCATTGAGCCACAGCTTGACCGGCGCGTATTCCATCATCTCGGGGTCGGGCGTGGCCAGGCGAAACCATGGCCGGGCCGGGCTCGTCATGCCGGCCATCATGCCGGCGGCGAGAATGCGCAACGCCCGCGTGCCGGTGCTGTCGTAAATCAAGTTGTGCTTCTTCGATCCGCGCCCGCTGTCGTTGTTGAGGAACTTGCCGCTGCGCGGCAGCAGGTACTCGTTGATCTCGCGCCAGTGCGACAGCCAGCCGTTACCGTCGCGCTCGGTCTTGAGCGCGCCCCAGCGGCTGACCGCTTGCTGGCGGGGCGTCTGAACGGTCACGGGCATCGTTATTGCCCGAGCAGCGTGGCGCCGCCGAGAGCGCCGGGGCTCGCCCCGCCCGCCGAGGCCGCACCGCCGCGCCGACCGCCACCGAACAGCCGGCTGGCGAACATGCCGTAGTCCGGCGTGCGGCTGGATTGCGCACCTGCCGCCGGCGGCGGGGCGCCGGAAGCAGCAGGAACAGACTGCGGCGCCTGGCCGGCGCCGGGCGGCAGCATGGACGCCGCGGCTTTCATGATGCCGCCAAGTTGAGGACCGCACATGCTACTGCCCCAGCAGGGTCGAGCGACCCAGCGTCAGTGCATTCGGATCGACACCCATGCTGCCCGTCAGGAAGGTGCTGTTGTTGCCGGCGAAGGCCCCGCCAGGGCCTTGTTCCTGTGCGTTCTTGCGCGCGTAGGTGGCAGCGGCCGGGGCCTTGGCGCCTTGCGCCAGCGGAGTCGGCGGCTTTTCCAGCGGCGCGGCCAACGAGGGCGGGGGCGTCGAGGGTTGCGCCAACGAAGGCGGCGGGGTTACCGGCTGCGCCAACGAGGGCGGGGGCGTCACGGGGGCAGGTGCGGCTTGTTGCTGCTGGGAGGGGGGATCGGGGGTCATGGCATAGCTGACGACGGCACCGATTACGGCGACAGC